TCTCCGCTCCAGCTATTGCTAGTGTGGCAAGTGGAGATTTATTAACTGCTGAACTAACAATGACAATCCTAACGGAATGGAATTAAAATGAGCACCGATGCAGAAAACTTAGCCTTCTTAATCAAGATAGGCCAGATCGACAAAGCACCCGCACCAACCCCTACTAAAGAGAAAGACAAGGAGTAATCATGGCCATATTCTTAAACAATGGCGTATCCGTTACGCTAAACAGCGTTGATCTATCAGCGTATGTAACTGCCGTAACTATTAATCAATCATTCGATGAGCTAGAAGTAACCGCTATGGGCGATACTGCACATAAGTTTGCTAAAGGCTTAGAGGCAAGCACTATCACATTAGACTTCCTAAATGATAACGCTGCTGCCACAGTAATCCCTACATTACGTGCTGCCTATGGCACTACTGTAACTTGCGTAATTAAGCAGACATCATCTGCCGTATCTGCAAGCAACCCTTCATATACTGCATCTGTTTTAATTAACAATCTGCAAAACGTGAATGGCGCAGTAGGCGATATTAGCAATCAATCTCTTACACTTACCTGCAACAGCACAGTAGCTGTAGCAATAGCATAAGGAGTAGTAATGGCAAAGCTAAAGATAACAAGGGCTAACGGCGAAGTATCAGAGCATCGAATTACGCCGGGTGTCGAGTACGCTTTTGAGATTAAGTACGGATCAGGTATTAGCAAAGTCCTACGTGACCACGAAAGGCAAACGGAAATCTATTTCCTTGCTCATGAATGCTTGCGTAGGGCAAACGTTGTAGTACCTATCTTTGGATCAGAGTTTATAGAGACTCTAGATACTGTAGAAGTATTGGATGAAGAAAAAAACTAATAGGGCGTGACTCATTCTTATATACGATCGCTAGCCTATCTGTAGAGACAGGGATCGCGCCTAGTGAGTTTATAGATATGGATAGTGACATGCTACGAGCAATCGTGCAGGTCTTATCCGATAGAGCTAAGGAGATCAAGAATGCCAGTAAAGCCAGTAGAGCTCGTCGGCATTGAGGATGTCCTAAAAGGTCTTAGTTTTATTGATGAGGATATGCACGCAAAAATTAGGGCTGGTATTAAACCTGCCATGTTAGCAATAAGAAACAAAGCTAGAAACCTTGTGCCTGGTAAAGTTTTATCAGGATGGTCTAAACCAATATCAAGTGATGTTACATATAGACCATTTCCTAAATATGATCCAGCACACATTAAAAGTTTAATAGATTATAGCGATTACGAAAATCAAACATTTAAGAATGGGTTTAAGGTTAGCAACTATATCTACAACGTAAGCGCAGCAGGTAGAATATATGAGACAGCAGGTAGATTAAATCCACAAGGCCGCGCACCATTTACATCTATTCATGCTGAGGGTGCTGGGGTAGTAGCTTTGAAAGATAGCAGAGGTAGAAGCAAAAGTAGATCAACTTCATCTTATGACTCTAATAATCCATTTGCTGGGTATCAATTTGTAACCGCTATGGGGCCGCTGACAAGTCAATCTAGGATCAAAGGTATGCCAGGTGGATCTAGTCGTAAAACTAAAGGTCGCTTGATTTATAAAGCATGGGCGCAGGATAGTGACAAAGTGTATAAAGTTATTTTAGATGCAATCAATGCAACAGCAACTAAGTTTAATAAATCTACTCAGGTTAAAAAGAAGGTTGCATAATGGCCAATATAGTCGTCTCTGCAATTGCTACCTTTAATGGTAAAGGATTAACTAAGGGTCAGAAGCAGATCAAATCCTTTGAGAAAAGTGTCAAGAGTTTAGGCCGCACATTTGGCTTAGCATTTACAGCTGCAGGTATTGTTAATTTTAGCAAAAAGGCAATTAGCGCATTTATTAAAGATGAAGCTGCCGCTAAAGCATTAGAGATGCAATTAAAGAATACTGGTTATGCATTCTCAGCACCAAACGTGGAGTATTTTATAGCGGGTCTGCAAAAATTATATGGAGTGCTAGATGATAATTTAAGACCGGCTTTCCAAACTTTGCTTACAGCTACTGGATCAATAACTAAAAGTCAAAATGCTTTACAAGTAGCCTTAGATACCAGCGCGGCAACTGGTATGAGTTTAGAGGAAGTCAGTTCTGCATTATCAGCTGGATACAGAGGGCAAACAAAAGCACTTAGAGGTTTAGGAGTTAATTTATCTAAAGGTGCTTTAACAGCAGGACACATGGCAGAGGCATTACAAGAAATAGGAGCAGCTTATCAAGGTCAAGCATTAGCAAGGTTAGATACTTATGCTGGCAAAATGGATCAATTAAAAGTAGCTTCTGCTAATGCTAGTGAGATTATAGGCGGAAGTTTATTAGACTCTTTAAGTAGGTTGAGCAGGGATAATAGTTTAAGCGGATTTACAGGGTTAATAGAAGGATTAGCGTTAAAACTGGCATCCATAGATAAAGCTGTGTTCAACTTTGTAGGCAATTTATTAGGCATAAAACAAAAGACTAACAACTTTACTTATAGTCTAGGCGCAGGTGCTGGTACTGAATTAGCAAAGATACAAGAAAAGAAAAAGATCAAAGAGTCTATCGCCCTACGCACACAGGAGAATGCCCAACTAAAAACTAAAACCGCCGTAGATAAACTTAAAGACCAATTTGACCTAGAGCGCATAGGACTAACTGCAGCTCTCAACGCTGCTACCGATGATGAGACTAAACTACGACTTAGATCTCAATTAGCAATCTTAGATAATAATGAGGCTTTGGCTAAGAAGTATCTAGCAGAATTGGCAGCAGCCGATGCCGCTAAGAAGTTAGCAGAAGTTACAAATGTAGCAGCTACTTCAATTCTAGCTGCAGCATTTAAAATGGGCGGCGTACAACGCGGTGAATATGCTACTAACGTGCCTACTTCTACTAACGGAGGTGGCGGAGGTGGTGGAGGTGGCGGAGGTGGCGGAGGTGGCGGAGGATCTGTTGCATCTCCTAGCATGACTCAATCATCAGATTACGCATCTTATAGAGCTGGTGAACGCGGCGATACAATTGTACAATTACAATTAGGTGGCACAGTAGTTGATGAAGTTGTATTAAGTGCTATGTTAAACAATCAAAAGAATGGCAGACTATTTGATGTAGCAGGTGGCTTGTAATGGCAGTACCAGTAGTCAATGTAACAATTAACTTTTCTACCGGGCCAGCATTTGCTCAGGCCATGATTATTGGCTCTGGTGTGTTTGGTACTAACGTGTTTGCCGATAGTGCTGGTGTAATTGTAGATGTATCAGATCAAGTAGATAACATTCAACTTAACAGAGGCCGTAATGCTATAAGCGATACATTCCAACCTGGCACACTAAGCCTTAGAATTGTAGATCTTAATGGTGACTTTAACCCGCAGAATACAACCGGGCCTTACTATGGCTTGCTTAATCCAATGCGTAAGATATCTATAACTGCAACCTATGGATCTACAACATATCCTTTATTCGCTGGCTATATTCTTGGCTACAACACAGCTACTCCTAAGAATGTAGGTGAGGTAACCTATACAACTATTACAGCTATTGATGGCCTACGACTTCTATACAATGCTCAAATCACTACAGTATCTGGCACATCTGCTGGACAATTATCAGGAGCTAGAATTGGTAATCTATTAGATCAAGTGTCATGGCCTACCTCTCAAAGGTCAATAGATGCAGGTCAGACAACTATGCAAGCAGATCCTGGCACAGCAAGAACTACATTAACTGCATGCCAAACAGTATCTACTAGCGAGTACGGCGCATTTTATATGGATGCTTCTGGCAACGCCGTCTTTAAAGATCGCTTAACTGCTACTAAATCTGTAAACGGCACAGCCGTAGTTTTTAACGATAACGGCACAGGGATCTCCTATTACAACGCCCTATGGTTGCTTAACGATGCACAGATATTCAATAAGGCATTCATAACCGCAACTGGCCTTGCTACTCAGACAGCCGTTAATGCAGCCAGCGTTACTAAATACTTTACTCATGGCTACACACAATCAGATTTACTTATGCAAGATACCGCTACTGCTCTCGACTATGCACGTGCTTATGTCGCCTCACGAGCTGAGACCACAGTTAGGTGTGATGCAATTACCCTTGATCTTTATACTAACAACTACACAACAGGCACAATCGCAGCCCTAGACCTAGACTTCTTTGATCCAGTAACTATTACCACTACTCAGCCAGCAGCCGTTGGCACATCAACACTTACTAAAACTTTGCAGGTATTTGGCGTACAACACTCAATAACTGTGAACTCATGGAAAACCACCTTTACTACATTAGAGCCTATAATTGATGGCTTTATAGTAGGATCATCCCTATATGGGATATTTGACACCAGCGTACTATCTTACTAAGGAGATCTAAATGGCAACATTCCCAGCAGTAACAGGTGACGTACTCACCGCAGCAATCTTTAACGGCTTACCAGCCTTTACAGTACAGACCGCTAAGACAGCAGATTACACAGCTGCATCTGGTGATGAGTATCAACAGCTTGTACAAATGAATAAAGCAACAGCCGTAGCATTTAAGTTACCTGTTGATGCAACTTATAACTTTCCAGTAGGCACAGTTATTACAGTTTTAAGTATTGGTGTAGGTACTTGCACAATTAGCGCAGTAACTCCTGGTACTACAACAGTATTAAGTGCTGGTGCTACTGCTGCATCTCCAACTCTTTCACAATATAAATCAGCAGCATGTATTAAAACTGCTGCTAATGCTTGGTATGTAGTCGGGGCTATTGCATAACATGTTAAATATAATTGCAAGTGTTCATTCAATAGTACAAACTTTACCTAATGCGCCGACTATTGGTACTGCAACACAAACAGGATCTACTACAGCAACAGTAACTTTTACTGCTTCTGGTAGTGGCCCTGCTGCAACTAACTTTTTTATTACTTCTACTCCTGCTGGCGGTTCAGGATCAAGTGCTACTTCGCCAATATCGGTTACAGGTTTAACTGGCTCTACTTCATATACTTTTACAGTTACAGCTAGTAATGCCGCAGGTAATTCTCCTGCTTCTGCTGCAAGTAATTCAATTACAACTGCTGCACCAGTTTTAGTTTTTGATTATGTTGTTGTTGCAGGTGGTGGCGGTGGTGGATCTCCTGGTGGCGGTGCAGGTGGTTACAGGGCTGGTGTTAGTTTAACTTTACCATCTTCGTTTACTGTAACAGTAGGTGGTGGCGGTGCAGGTGGTACTAAAGGTTCAAATTCTGTTCTTAATTCAATTACTTCAACTGGTGGTGGTCGTGATAACAATGCTGGTGGTTCAGGTGGTGGCGGTGACCCAACACCAGGTACAGGAAATCAAGGCGGT